ATTGTACGTTACAAACGATGAATTTGAATTAGAAGTTAGTGGGCAACTAGATCAAAGGCTAACACCTATTAAAACAGTTAGAACAAGTAGGTATTAATGCCAACAACATTTACTAACATAATATTTGATGAAGTAGTTGAAAACCTTGCAAAATTAATAAATGATGAATTTAATATTTCAGTACATTATGATGAACATAAACCCCCACAATCTTTTTTGCTTACAGCACTTAATGATGATTTTGTTACTAATTTAAGCACAGGGATGCAAAGAGAATACACTGTTGAAGTGGGGTATCAATTAAAGTTAGGTGGTCAATACAATAAGAACAGTATAAAACAAGTGAGCAATGTAATGGAAAGATTTAAAAGATTAATATTTAATAATAAAATTTTAAGCAGTGGTTCACAATGGTTTGATGCTCAAGTTACAAATATAACATATGAAAGGGATGAAGATGATGGTTCATTACTTTCAGCCACTGCTACATTTACTTGTCAAAATACAGAGGTTATAACATGAAAATAAAAGGCAAATTAAATAAATTACATAGAGTAAACCCAAATGGGGTGCTTTGTGAAAGTGGTTCATTAGATAAACTCAGGTCTGGTGAAGTCATAGAGGCAACTGAGGAAGTGGCTCAAGAACTTCTTGATATGGGGGTTGTTGAGAAAGTAAAAGGAAAATCAAAGAAGGAGGCTAAATAATGGCTGATACAAGAGTGCTTCCAATTAGTAATGTCAAATATGGCTTGAAGGCAGAGACAACTTTTGGAGTAGGATTAGATAGTTCAGGTAATGATGGAACAGCATACATTACACAACCAGTGGTACAGGCAAGTAAACCAACATTTAATATTCTTAGAGAATCAAGATTATTAAGTGGTAGGGGTCTTGTCAAAAATGCTAGTGATACCATTGTAAATACAAGAGGTGGTACAGTTACTATGCCTTTTGATATGATAGCAACACCAAAAACATTAGTACAACACGCTATGTTAGTTGGTCAAGAAAATGGACAAAGTGGATCAATATTGCATGAAATGGAAATTGATGGAACAAGCAACCCAGCTTCCATAGGTGAAGCAATAGGAGGCGATGCAATACCTCATAGTGTTAATTTAGCTTACTATCCAGCCGCAGGTGAGGGTATAAAGTTATGTGGTGTTGTTGTAAGCGATTTAACCATTGCTGGAGATGTAGGAGCCAATAATGGATTAGTCTCTATTAGCGGTAATTACTTTAGTGGATTTAGCAATCCTGTAAGCACATCAACAGTTTTAGAACAAACATTTGATGGTACATGGGTTGAACCTCAAACTACATATTTTAATGTTATGGATTTTGACACAAGAACATTAGATGTTGATGGGCAAGATGATAGAAGTTTTATCATGAAAGCATTTTCTTTTAATATCTCAAATGGTGTTAATAGAGTTGGTGCTGATACGAATGGTAATGCTGAATTATATGCTTTCCCTGAATATGTGGTGACTGGTTCTATCACTATTAAACTAGATGATGAATTTGACTATGGTGCAGATAATAATGTGATTCAAGACTTTTTAGATGGTGACACAATGACATTAAATTTAATTTGTGGAGATAGTTCACCAAACGCTTCAGGTGAAATGGAAATAACAGCAGAAGTACAATATACTGGTGATCCTGGTCAAGATATTTCTGAAAATGGTATATTCCACACACTTGAATTTGAATGTGTCCAAAATGGAAGCAATGAAGCATTTAAACTAGAAACATTTGAAAATACTGCATTAACAGCAATGTAATCTAATTGGGAGGTAAATATGGTTGTTGATACACCACATGGTGAATTTGAAGTAAAGGACATAACTAGGAAAGAAAGAAGGAAGTATTATAAGAAAGTAAAGAAAGTTTTTACTTCTGAAAATATTACTGAACTTCATGAACTTGGTGATGAATTTACTTTACTGGCTTTTGGTAATGAAAAAAAAGCTGATGAAGCATTAGGAAATCTTTCAGCAGTGCAAGAAGATGAAGTGCTTACAGCAATCATTGGTGCTTATATGGGATTAGATTTGGGAAACCTTACTGGCGATTGAGGACTGCGGTTTGGTTCTCTAATTATGGAGTTCCTGAAAATAGGTTTGAACTACCCTATGATGCCCAATCGCCAACATTGTTTAAGAGAGTTAGGTTTGAAAATAAACAGGACATTATAGATGAAGTTTACAGAATCATTAATGAATCAACTGAAAAAGGATTTGATGTAGGGCAAAGTATGTTTTATCAATTACCTTTTTTCTGTAATCCCTCTATAGTAATAAGTGATTGGTGTTGGCACATGATTACTGATTATTTTTCTGTTACCAAATTTAATGTTCCTATTTCAAAAGACCTTGATTCAATGGATGCTTGGATGATGGATTGTTTTACTGTGATAGAAAACGAAATACAAAAAATATCTAACCACGAAAGGAAAAAGAATGGCAGTTAAAAACCTTATATTAAAATTAGGATTAAAAGGTGTAAGGGGTACACAAAGTGGTTTAGGTGCTATTGATAGTGGTGTAAAAGGCATCACTAAAAGTGTATTAAAAGCTGGGGCAACATTCTTTGCCGCAAAAGGTATCATTGAAGGTGTAAAAACAACTATTGCTGTATCAAGTCAATTACAAGCTGTTAAATCTGGTTTTGATAATTTATCTCAAGGTATAGGAGGATCAGAAGAGACTTTAAGAAAACTTCAAGATGCAACTGATGGTACAATAGATAATATTGAATTAATGACACAAGCAAATAATGCTATGTTGCTTGGTATATTTGAAAACAATGATCAAATGTCAGAGATGTTTGATGTTGCACAAAGGCTTGGTGCGGCACTTGGAAAAGATACTGCTTTTGGTGTTGAATCATTAGTTACTGGTATGGGTAGACAATCAAAGTTGATGCTTGACAATCTTGGTATTATGGTTGATACTAATGAAGCAAATGAAAGGTTTGCTAAATCACTTGGCAAATCAACTAAAGAATTAACTGATCAAGAAAAGAAACAAGCATTTAACAATGAGACAATGAGACAAGCAAAATTGCTTGTAGATGGTTTAGGTGAGGAACAGCTTACAACTTCACAAAGAATAGATATTTTAAGGTCATCTGCAACAAATTTAGCTGGTACATTAGGAACTGCACTTACACCAGCATTTAACTCTGCATTAGATATTTTATCAAGTTTTTCAAGGGATGTATCAAGTGCAGTCAACTTTCTTGCTACCATTGATTTTAGTGCCACTGCTGAAAACATTAGAAACAATCTAACTGCACTTTTAACTGCTGTAAGAGAGCAATTAAGAATTAATTTTGATGCTGTGCCTGAACTTTTTCAATTTGCACTTGGTAAAATAATTCCTATTGCTAGAAACATATTTACTAATTTAGTAGAAGGTATAAAGAATATTGCATCATTTTTATTTGAACCAGTGGTAATATTTGCACAAGTAGTTTCTGCAAAAGTTCAAAATATTTTTATTGGTATGTTCAATATTATTAAAGAACAATTTAATATTTTTGCAAATTCATTTTTAGGTGAGAAACTTGGCATAGAAAAATTAGAAATGTCTGATTTTATAGATGTTGATGCTATATCATCACAATTAGCAGAAACAGATATTGCACAATTTTTTGGAGGTGAAAATCAAGTTCAGACTTTATCAGATTTTACAGAAAGGACTAAAGCAATATGGGGTGATTACTTTAAAACAGTTGCAGTATTATCAAAAGAATCAGGTGAGGTTGTGACCAAAAGTTTAGATGCAACTGGTAAATCTGCTGAAAAAACTGGTGATCAAGTAGAAGATAGTGCTATAAAACAAGCAATAGCAACAGGGCAAAGTTCTGATAGTATTTTAGGAGCAGTTAGAAAAGTTATACAAGCAAGATTTGCTTCAATGATGGCTGATATACTAGCCAAAGAAATAGGTGGAAAAGGTCTTTTAGGCTTAGTAACTGGGGCGGCATTGGCGGCATCTGCTACAAAATTATTTGATAGTTTAGTTCCTAAATTTGCTGAAGGTGGTATGGTACAAGGATCAGGAAATCAGGATACAGTTCCAGCTATGCTTACCCCTGGTGAGGTTATTTTGAATCAAGCACAACAAGAAAACCTTGCAAGTAATATGGGTCTTACTGTGAACATTTCAGGTGGTGTAGTTGATGAATCTTATGTAAACAATGAACTTATACCAGCAATCAATAAAGCTACCTCTTTAGGTGCTACATTAAATGCTTAGTTTTGATACAGACCTTAGTAACAGCCTTAAAAATGCAAATACAACAGCATTTTGGGTAATTAAACTATATTATAATGATGAATCTAATTTTATAGGTTTATCAGATATTGACAGACCAGATGGTAGTGATATGTATTTTGGTCTTATATCAAGTTGGGGCAACCTATCACAATCATGTAGTTTTTTTGACTTTAATACCTCCACTGGTAATATGTCCATTAGAATTATAAATACAGAAAGATCAATACAAGGAGGAAGGTTTTCAGACTTATTTGCTACTAATAATTTTGGTAATAGAAAATGGGAGTTGTTTTTAAATACAAATCAAACAAGCACATTTGATACTTCAACAAGAATGATTGGTACAGGGGTAATCTCTGGAGATATTAAATATGATTATAATTCTTTGACATTGACACTATTAGATATAAGTGCAAAAAAACATAAGATTGTACCAGTATCAACAGTTGACTCTTCTACTTATCCAAATGCACCTAAAAACAATAAAAACAAACCAATTCCAATGTCTTATGGTGATTTTTATGAAAAAACAGACATTGGAACTATACCGACAACTCACTTTCATCAGTTTAAACAATTTTATAAAAGTGCTTTCCCAGCAATAATAACTGATAAATTTGATGTTGGTGAAGGTGCGGTTGAAGCACATATTGATATTCAATCAATGCACACTTTAGATAATGAAAATGTATATTATTATAAAGATGGCAAATATGCTACTATTACAGGAACAACACCAGATACATCAAATAATCCTAAAATTGAATTTACTGGTAGTAGATGTAAAGTGTTTTACAGTTTAAGTACATCTGGTTTAACATCAAGTTTTAGTTCTTCAAATTTGAATAATCAAGTTGCAAACCTAGCAAATGCTTCAAATGGTAAATTTAATGATTCAGCTAATGCAAGAATTACTGTAGGTGGTGGCATTACTGGTACTGTTAATTATGCTATTGAATCAGTATCAAAGTTAGGAGAATTTGTAAGTGGAAAAGCATTAGCTAAGTTTGGCACAGTAAGTGGTGATTTTAGTGCTTTGAGTTTAGTTAAAATTGCTAATCAAATTTTTGGTGATCCTGATACAAATGAAGAATTAGAAGCTGATTTTAATTTTAGTTCTGATGAACAATCATCTTGGGATTTAATAGGCAATGTTGCAGTTACAGTATTTTCAAATAGTGGTACAAAGTTTGTTGAAATTGCTGAATTAGGTGCAGTGATTGAATTTGATATAGATAGCATTGAAACTCATACTTATACAGAATTATTTGAAGAGGTAGTAACTACATCTCATTCTGTAGAAACTCAATGGGGTGAAAGGGAAGTAGAATACATCAATGAAACAGTTACTAAATCAAGAACAAAAACAGCAAA